CAGGGCGCAAAGAAGGCAGTGATGACGCTGGCAAGGCTCGGCATTACATGCAGAAGTTAAAAGAAGTTTCGGGATAGGGGACATAAAAAACTTGAACTGGTAAGCCTAGTAGATGCGACCCAGTTCAAGGCGATGCAAGTGTCCCTATCCTCCAAACCCTTCATTTGCATTGCGGTTTTGATGACCACGAATACCGAGAGGGCGTGGAATCTACTTTACCCTCTCGCCTAACAACCAAAGGAAAAACATGGCGACCCCAGAGAAACGAGTTAAAGAGACAGTCAAGAAGACACTTGACTCTATGGGCATCTGGCACTTCTCGCCTTACCAAGCGGGCATGGGGCGTGCCGGTATCCCTGACATCATTGCTTGCTACCGAGGTCTATTTGTAGGCATCGAGTGCAAGGCAGGTAAAGGTAAGACAACCGCCCTACAAGAGCGGGAGATAGACGCAATACGCAAAGCCAAGGGGCTGGCGTTTGTAATCAACGAAGACAACATGCACAACATAAAGGAGTTACTTGAATGGAACAAAGACGAACACTAGGACAAACCAAAGAAGCCTTGGAGTTCATGGAGAAACTTGACCAACTGACAGGGGAGAAGCGCGACCACTTGCGCCTAATCTTCAAGGGCTTGGTCGACTGTTGCTTGGACGACAANATGCACGGGGTCGTGGTACTGGGGCACGAAGACCACCACGCAAACGTCTTCACNNTNAACTGCAACGAAATGGAAGCCGCGTTCATACTGAGCCAAGTCACGGGCAGTTTTAACGACAAGAACATGGAAGATGCGCCAGCCAAGGAGATGTTTAATTGAAACCGTTTGATCAAATACTAACGATTGATTTCGAAACTAGATGGTCTAAGAAAGACTACACACTATCAAAAATGACAACTGAGGAGTACATCCGTGATAAGAAGTTCACTGCGTTCGGGGCTTGTGTCCATGTATACGGAAGCGGAGACGATATTAGATGGGTTAGTGGAGGAGACCTACCTGAGTTCTTTTCTGGAGTCGACTGGGGGCGAACCGCAGTGCTTGCGCACAACGCACAGTTCGATGTATCCATTATGGAGTGGAGATACAACACCCACCCATGTTTCATCTTCGATACGTTGTCAATGGCGAGAGCTTTACGTGGCGTGGAAGTTGGTAATAGTCTCGCCAAACTCGCATACGATTTTGGACTACCAGCCAAAGGCACGGCCGTTCATTCAACTGATGGAGTTCACGAGTTACACCCCGCGCTCGAAGGAGAACTCGCTGAGTACTGCAAACATGATGTGTTTCTGTGCGAAGAAATATTCAAAAGGCTATCTGTATCCTATCCATCGAAGGAGTTACGACTAATCGACATGACCTTGAAGATGTACACGCAACCCGTGTTAGTCCTTGACCCCAACATGTTGGTCGACGCCATACTAGAAGAGAAGGAGAAGCGTGATGAATTACTACAAAGGCTTGGCGTGGAGGAAACTTCGCTCGCGTCGAATCCAAAGTTTGCNACCTTACTTGAAGCGCTTGGGGTGGCTGTCCCGACCAAGGTCAGTAAAACTACCGGCCAGCAAACACTTGCGCTGGCTAAGAACGATGCAATGTTCCAAGCGTTACTCAACGGTGAACGTGAAGACGTTGCCCTCCTGTGTGAAGCACGCCTTCGGGTTAAATCCACCACCGAGCGTACAAGGGCTCAGAGATTCCTCGACATTAGTCAACGTGGCTCCCTACCAGTACCTCTCTCCTACTACGGTGCGGCGACGGGTCGTTGGACGGCAAGTCGAGGCTCGGCCATCAACATGCAAAACCTCAAGCGCGGCTCGTTCCTACGCAAAGCGGTTATGGCTCCCGAAGGAAATCAATTGGTCGTGGGGGACTTATCTCAGATTGAACCGCGAGTTCTCGCGTGGCTGGCGGATTACTCAGAGATGCTACACATCTTCAAAGCAGGTGGTGACCCTTACGCAGCGTTCGGCGCTCAGATGTTCAACATACCGAACCTCACCAAAGACACTCACCCAGACCTTCGTCAATCTGCAAAGAGTGCTTTGCTTGGATGCGGGTACGGCTTGGGCTGGGCATCGTTCGCTTCGCAACTACTTACGGGATTCCTCGGTGCGCCGCCGGTCAGGTACGACATAGCCTTTGCCAAAAAACTGGGAGTTACTAAAGAGCACGTCGAGCGCTTCTTAGAGTGGGACGACAACGTCATCAAGATGCGCGAGATTCCACACACATGCACAGAGAAGGAATTACTGATTCACTGCATGGCATCCAAGCGCATCATCGACATCTACCGCTCGACCGCTACGCCTGTGGTGGATATGTGGAACATGTTTGGGCAGTTGATTGAGACAAGTCTGTATGGTGGTAGGGAATACACCTACAAGTGTTTGACCTTCAAGAAGGGGCAGATCATTCTGCCCTCTGGCATGAGCCTGCTGTACCCTGACCTCAAGCGTACCAAAGACGACAAGGGTAGAGCGCAGTGGACATACGGCGAAGACTCGATTAAACTGTATGCAGGTAAGATAACAAACAACGTCACGCAAGGCGTAGCAAGATGCGTGATGACTGACGGGATGCTCCGCGTAGCAAAGAGATATCCAGTCAAAGGCACNGTGCANGACGANNTAATAGCCGTTGTGCCAGATGCAGANGTTGATGACGCTAAGACTTGGGTCTTGGCGCAAATGACTATGGAGCCACGGTATATGCCGGGGATTCCACTAGACGCTGACGGTGGCGCACACCGTAGATACGGGTTAGCAAAACAATAGGAGAAGCATGCAACTACCAAAGAAAATTAGAGTAGGCAACAAGTGGTACAGCGTCGAGGTTGTCGAAGCTATGGTCGAGAAAGGTCTTATGGGCAAGGTGTACTACCCTGAGCAAAAGATCAAGATCGGTCTATCAAGCACACAGACAGGCAAGAAGTTTGCATCCACCGATGTCAACGATACGTTCTGGCATGAGTTAGTCCACGCAATACTTGACGACATGGGGTACGACACCTTAAATCGTAGTGAGCGATTCGTGACTGGCTTTGCCAAGAGATTAAACAAAGCAATAGAGACTGCGAAATTCAATGACTAAAGTTGTTTGGAGCCATAGTTCCCTTAAAGACTACGAGGGCTGCGCCCGCCGTTACCACGAGGTAAAGATTCTCAAGAAGTACCCCTTCAAAGAGACTCAAGCCGTGATCTACGGCAAGGAGTTGCACAAAGCAGCCGAAGACTATGTCGGTAAAGGCGAACCGTTGCCCGAACAATTTGAGTTCGTTCAGTCGACGCTCGATGCGTTGATGGCAAAACCCGGTCGCAAGTTGGTCGAGTACCAGATGGCACTAACCGAAGACCTACAGCCTACGGGCTGGTTCGATAAGAACGCATGGGTTCGAGGCGTGGCTGACTTGCTGATCGTGGACGACGACAACTTGACCGCATGGGTGGTTGACTACAAGACGGGTAACAACAAGTACCCTGATCGTGAACAGCTTAAACTCATGTCGCTCATGGTGTTCGCCAACTTCCCCCACATTCGGGAGATCAAGTCAGCGTTGCTCTTTGTAGTGAAGAACGATATGGTCAAGCACGCCATGACCGTTGACCAGACCGATGCCGAATGGTGGAAGTACCGCGAGAGAGTCGGACGTATTGCGGCATCTATTGACGCCGATGTATGGAACCCAACACGCACCCCGCTATGCGGATGGTGCCCCGTTAAATCATGCGAATTTCATAAGGAGCATTAGCATGGCAACACGTAAACGTGACTACAAAGCAGAGTACCAACGCGACTTGCAAACAGGTAAGTCGGGACCCGGATCAGATCAGCATGAGCGCCAGCGGGCACGTCGGCTATATGACAAGAAGGGAATAGATAGAGCAGGCAAAGACATCGACCATGTCAAACCGCTACGCAAAGGCGGTAAGTCAACAGTCGGCAACCTTAGATTGCGCCCAAAGAAGGCCAACGAAGGCGATAACAAATAACATTAGAGAAGCAAATGGAAATAATCGAAGACAAAGCACTCTTACTACGAACCAGAAGCCCAGAGAAGTACAGCATCATTCCACGCAGTCAAGTCGTTGAGTCCTACTCGGACGGCTCTGCCGATGTTGCGGTCTTCTGGGGCTTAGACGAAGCAAGAGTATTGAAGAACATGGGCGTCAAGAACGTCCCCTCGCCTATCATTAGGCGCTACAACTGGCCGGGCAAGTACAAGCCGATGGCGCATCAGATTGATACGTCTGCGTTCCTCACACTACACCGCAAGGCGTTTGTGTTCTCCGAACCCGGCACGGGCAAGACACTGTCTGCGCTATGGGCGGCTGACTACCTGATGCAACGCAATGAGGTGCGTCGCTGTTTGATACTGTGTCCCTTGTCGATCATGCAGTCAGCATGGATGCAAGACTTAAACGCCAGCATCATCCACCGCAGTGCAGTCATCGCCCACCACCCACAAGCATCTCGTCGCATCGAGATGGTTCAGCAGAACTACGACTTCGTCATCACTAACTACGAGGGCTTGAACTTAATAGCCGACGAGGTCAACGCCAACGGCAAGTTCGATCTGGTTATCGTGGACGAAGCAAACGCATACAAGACCGTGACCACACGGCGCTGGAAGTCGTTGCAGTCCATCGTCAAGCCCGATACCCTGCTGTGGATGATGACGGGCACACCTGCATCGCAGTCGCCTGCGGATGCGTATGGCTTGGCTAAGTTGGTTAACGCCAACAACGTGCCTCGGTTCTTTAGCGCTTGGCGGGACTCAGTGATGAACAAGGTGACGCAGTTCAAGTGGGCGCCAAAGGCTAATGCGTCTGAACTTGTGCATGAGGCACTGCAACCCGCTATTAGGTTCACCAAGGAACAGTGCTTGGACTTACCGCCCGTCATCACCATGACCCGCGAGGTGCCGTTGACCCCACAGCAGAAGAAATACTACGAGTTACTCAAAGAACGTATGCTGATTCAAACTGGGGGCGAGACGATCAGCGCAGTCAACGCGGCGGCTGGTGTCTCCAAGCTGTTGCAGATTTCCTGTGGTGCTGCCTACACCGATGCCGGTGAAGTAGTTGAGTTCGATGCCGCGCCTCGCTTGGCGGTACTAGAAGAAATTCTTGAGGAGACTAGCCGTAAGGTTATCGTGTTCGCCCTGTTCATCAGCAGTATTGACGCCATCATCAAACACCTTGCCAAGCAGGGCATTCCTGCCGAGATGATTCGTGGCGATGTGCCGGCGTCTAAGCGTGGTGACATCATCCGCAGATTCCAGACTGACCCCGAACCCCGCATCCTTGTGATGCAACCGCAAGCAACTGCACACGGCCTCACTTTGACCGCCGCTGACACAGTTGTGTTCTATGGCCCTTTGATGTCGGTGGAGCAGTACATCCAGTGTATTGCCCGCGCTGATCGCAAGGGTCAGACATCCGACAAGGTTACTGTTCTACACATAGAAGGTAGCCCGATAGAAAGGAAAATGTTTAAAGCATTGACCTCCAAGGTGAGCGACCACTCACTATTGACCCAGTTATTCGAGAGCGAAATTAAATCTTGAAAGGAGTTGCAATCAATTTAATTTCATGTACACTGTCCAACCTTAGACAAACATCAGGAGAAAATAAAAATGAGTGAACAAACAATACCACTCGATAAGTTAGCAAAGGTCTACCGCAAAATGCGTGACCAAATTTCGGAACTGACCAAGGAGTACGACACGCAAGTGGAGTTGCTCAAGGCTCAGCAAGACGAGATCAAGAACGCGATGAAAGAACAGATGCAAGCCCTCGGCGTGACTTCTGTTCGCACTGACCAAGGCACAGTAGTTCTGTCTGTAAAGACTCGCTACTCAACCGCCGACTGGGACTCATTCAAGAAGTTTGTGCTGGAGCACGATGCCCTCGACTTGTTCGAGAAGCGGATTGCCCAACTCAACATGAAGCAGTTCCTTGACGAAAACCCCGGTGTCGTACCCCCGGGTCTGAATTCAAATTCAGAGTATGACGTATCGGTACGCAAACCAACTTCTAAGTGAGAAACTAAATGAGCAACGTAGCTTTATTCAACCCTTCCCAACTACCCGCCTTTGCACGCACTGGCGAACTCTCTGACGTAGCACGAGCCCTAGCGGGTGGTGGTGCAGGCAACGCAGGCAAGCGTATCTCCATCAAGGGCGGTGTATTCCGTCTCTTAACTGGGGGTAAGGAGGTTGCCGCTATTGACGAACGCTTCCTTGATGTGGTGATTGTCAAAGCCGCGCCCAAGATCGCACGTACCTTCTACGCTAAGGCATACGATGGCGAGACAGCCGCCGCTCCTGACTGCTGGTCAAACGATGGCGACAAGCCAGACGCTAAGTCCCGCAACATCCAGTCCGATACGTGTGCAAGTTGCTCACAAAACGTGGCTGGCTCAGGCAACGGTCAAAGCCGTGCTTGCCGTTACCAACAGCGCCTTGCTGTGGTCTTGGCTAACAATGTCGAGGGTGATGTGATGCAGTTGGCTTTGCCCGCTACATCCATCTTCGGCAAGGAAGACGGCGAGAACCGCCCACTCCAAGCGTATGCCCGTTGGTTGGTGGCGCAGTCTGTTGACCCTAGCATGGTNGTGACCCGCATGAAGTTCGACACCAAGGCCGAGGCTCCGAAGTTGCACTTCAAGGCTATGCGTTGGCTGACCGACGAAGAGTACGAGTTGTCCGCCAAGCAAGGTGCGACAGACGATGCGTCCAAGGCCGTTGTGTTGAACGTGGCAAACCAAGATGGTAAGCCTGTTGACGCGCTCAAGGGTGCCGCACCCAAGACCAAGAGCGTTGCCCAGTTAGCCGATGACGAGGCAGACGAGCCACCAGCACCAGCACCCAAGGCCAAGGCTAAGCCCAAGGCAGTTGAGGCGGAGGAGGACGAGGAGCCAACCGTGCGCAAGGAAGAGAAGAAGCCTAGCGCCGTGCCCGGCAAGAAGTCACTCGCTGACGTAGTCGGTGCGTGGGACGACGAAGACTAAAAAGAGGGTGGGATAAGTATTACTTATCCCCCCTTTACAACTTATGCCATATTCACAAAAAATCATTGACGAAATTGCGAAGACGCCTAAGTCGCTGGGAACCCAGCTAGGGCGTTGGGCGATTCACCATGACTTCTCGGTCGTGCGTATATCCAAAGCCTTGGGTGTGACGCGCCAAACTGTGTACAACTGGTTCTTGGGTAAAGACATCTTTCCCGCCTACGAGTACCGAGCCGAAGTCATGCTTGACATATTACAAAAATCAAAATCAGCCGACGAGGCTTGGAGAGAAACATGCAAAGTTTTCAACCTAGAAACTTGACCAACAGCGAACTCATTAACCAATGTGCTTTGATTCTCGATAGAGAAGACTTGCCCTCTGCGTTCCAACACGAACTGCTTCGCCGCTTCACGGCGCTTGCTCCGTTAGACGAGTTCCCACCAAAAGACCCCGCGCAAAAAGACTTGTTCCTCTAATTAACCCAAGGACTTAAATGAATCCGCTTGAATTCTTAGCG